GGCTGATGGTAATACAACTGCTCATGGAATAGTTTTAAGTGATGAAGAAATAGCACAGGCAAAAAAAGATCTAGCACCAGAACTAGTTAGTATGCCTTATACAGTAGTGGATAAGGCAACTATTGTCGTAGGAAATTACGGAATACAGGCTAAGTTAGAACTGCCATGTGATATAAAAACAGGTGACATTGTTGTTCCTGAAAAGAACCCAATTGCAAATGGTGTAAGACTAGTTGTAGTTAAAAATGTAGGGCTACCTAATGAAGTAACATATACATGTAGAGTGTATAATATTATGTCAGTAATGCCAATTAAAGGAGAGAATGATGTCCAAGAAAACTAAAATACCATTTAGCATGTTGCCAATGAGTTGGGGCCTTAAGGGTAAGACCAGAGCAATAGCAGAAGCAGAGTATTACTATGATGGTGAAGAACTTGAAGAGGTTCTTGCTTTATTAGAAGCAGATACTGATATTGACAGAGAAGTCGCAAAGTTAGATATAAAATTTAAGAATGACAAAATAGGCAAATATGAATACGATAAAGAGATAGCAAATTTAAAAAAACTACCTTATGTTAATGTTGTGCATTTAGATGTAAACCCAGAAAATGCAAAAGCAGGTTATATGGAACTAGACTGGAACGATATATTTGTTAAGTTTTTACATGAGAATGGCTATACAGGTGAAAGCGATGAAGCAGTTGTTAATAAATGGTTTAATGATGTATGCAGAACAGTACTAGTACAAGAGATTGCAGACCAAGACTATGGTCTGCAAGACCAAGCAAACAGAACTAACGAAGATCAAGACGACTAATGGCAGATCAATCAGTAGAAATAAACGCAAAAATTAAATTAGGCGCCTTAGTTAAGTCTATAGAGCCCATAGTTGCTAAACAACTAGAAGCGTTTACACCTGCAGAAATAGAGTATGTACTTGCAAACTATAGAAAGTTTCTAAGTTATGACTTATCTAGAGATTTTGAAAATAATCGTGAAAAGAACTTGAAAGAATCACCTTTTGATGCTATAATAAACGATAACTTGGATTTATAAAAATGGCAAAAACATATATATTAGTAGACTCCCTTAACATGTTCTTTAGAGCAAAGCATGTAGGCAATGGTAAAGACATCGACATGCGTGTTGGAATGGCAATGCACATTATGTTTAACAGCATTAAGAAGTGCTGGAGAGACTTTAATGGTGATCATGTTGTGATGTGTTTAGAAGGCCGTTCATGGCGTAAAGACTTCTACACACCTTACAAAGCAAACAGAAAAGTTACAATGAATAAGAGAAGTGTTAGAGAACAAGAAGATGACGAGTTGTTTTTTGAGTCTTATGACGAAACAGTTAAGTTTTTAGATAGCAGAACGAATGTAAGTGTGATACAACAGCCTACTGCTGAAGCAGATGACTTAATTGCTACATGGATACAAGAACATCCTGAAGACAATCATGTTATTATAAGCACAGATAGTGACTTCTATCAGCTCTTAGCACCCAATGTGACACAGTATAACGGTACTACAGACCAAATAGTTAGTCTAGAAGGGTTTAAGAATGCTAAGACAGGTGAATGGGTTATAGATAAAAAGACACAAGAAGTTAAGACGCCTATAGACCCTGAATGGGTATTGTTTGAAAAGTGTGTTAGAGGCGATAGTGCAGATAATGTGTTTAGTGCATACCCAGGTGCTAGACTAAAAGGTACTAAAAACAAAACAGGTATAACTGAAGCATACAATGACAGACACACTGGTGGCTACAACTATAATAACTTTATGTTACAACGTTGGGTAGATCATGAAGAAGCAGAACACAGAGTTAGAGATGACTTTGAACGCAACAGAATTTTAATAGACTTGACCTTACAACCTGATGATGTTAAAGCAGAGTGTAAAGCAAGGATAGATGAGGCAAGGCAGAAGGAAGCAAGACAACAAGTAGGTGTATACTTTATGAAGTTTTGTGCTAAGTGGGGTTTAGACAGAATGAGCCAAAACCCTGGAGACTTTGCAGAGTTTTTAAATGGACGATACTGATAAAGTAGAAGAAGCGATAAAACGAATTGTTTTAGAGTGGCCCAGAAACCCCAGATGGATTTATACAAGTCCAGACGGTGTTAACGTTTATAGGTCAATGAGAACAGATATATGCCCTGACATTTTTAAGAATGACAAGGGCACACCAAACAAACAACTATACAGAGTAAATGATGTAGTTGTAGGTAAAGATAGAGATTACGGCAATAAGGAGAATAAGGCATGGTAAAGAAAGGAAAAGCAACACTACAACAGATATCAGATGTTGCATGGTTGGTAAGACAAGGAAAAAATAAACTAGGTATTCTGAATAAAGATGTTCAAGAACACTTTTACTATATAAATGGTAAAGAGTTTATTAGTTTAGATAATGAAGATGAGGTTGTAGATTACTTTGGTAATACAAGTATATTTACTGAGCAAAGTACAGATACTACAACAGAACCAGATGCTTTTTACATAAAGGGCCATTTAATCGATTATGAGACACCATATCCATTAGACCCAGGCGAAGTAGATTACGACCCAGAAGTTCCGTTGTATACAAAAACACCTGACAGCGATATATATTATGCGGCTGGTTGGTATTGCATAAACTTTGATAAGTGTTGGAAACATGGACATGGCCCAAAGTATAGCACACTTATTAAATACGGTTTTAGAGGACCATTTAAAACAGAAGACGAGTGTAAAATAATCCTTAAAAAAATTAACAAGGAACGTAAAGCAGATGAACGAACTGGACAAACTGAAACTTCATTTAACTAATCTGCAAGAGGCAGGGCATAAGGAATTTAATGTAAATGTTGAATGGCTTATGAGTGTAATAGACACAATCCCAAAGTCTGAACAAACTAGACTATCAGGTGAAATAGAGATAGATGCTGGAACATTCGACTCACAGCAGTACTGATTTACCTGAAGGGTGTGGATATAATTTTATATTTAAGCATCAGTGGAAAACAAACACTAACGCATTACCACTAACTGCTGTAACAGAAATAATAAAGATAGTAGATGGCAGAGAATTTGGATGGCATTTTATACCTCATGATAATATGAACTATCATGATGAGGATTGGTATAAGAACCAAACTTTAGTACTAACATTCAGTAACAAAATTGACCTGATTATTACTAAGTTAATTGTAACAATAACATAAATAAAGACATGAAAACAGCAACATTAAACTTTTGGAACAGCAGAAAAAACTACGGTGTAGCATCTGTTGGAAAATCAAACATCTATATTAAGAGACATCATGTAACAACGCCACCAGCACCTATGGTGTTAAAGGGCGGAATGGAAGTTGAAATAGATTTAGAAATAAATGGTATGGAAATAAAATCAACATGCATCTTAAATGCAAGAAAGGAAGCATAATGAAAGTTGAGATATACAGCAAACCATCTTGCCCTTTTTGTGTACAAGCAAAAGCATTAGCAGAAAGAGAAGGCCACGAATTAACATACAAAATGTTAGACGAAGACTTTAATAGAGAGCAGTTAATGGAAACATTCCCTACAGCAAGAACATTCCCACAAATTATTGTCGACGGTGAAAAAATTGGTGGCTTTACAGAATTTAAAGCACTAGTAGAGAGTAACAAGTAATGAGCGAAGTTAAAAGAAATATCGAAGAGATGATTTCCAGCAATGATATTTTATTGTTCATGAAGGGAGATCCGTATCAACCTAGATGTGGTTTTTCAGCAACTGTGATAGATATTCTTAAATCATATAAAATAGAATTTGGCTTTGTAGACGTTTTAGAAGACTCAGAAGTAAGAACAACACTTCCTGAAGTTAGTGATTGGCCAACATTCCCACAACTTTTTGTAAAAGGAGAGTTAATAGGTGGGTGTGATATACTCACGGAAATGCATGAACAAGGCGATTTAAAAGCAGTTCTTATAGGTTAAAACTAGTTATAATACTCATTAAAACTAGTTTTTATGATAAATAAGTGTATGGAGACATACACATTATGAGCAGACCTAAACCAACAATACTACTAGAAGCAGTAAACAAAAACACATACAAGGCAGAACAAGTGCTATTAGCAGATGCAATTTTTAGTGTGTTCTATGATGGTACCCCTATTAATGTCAGAACATTACATACATTAGTATCCTATCCTGGACCTAAATACAAAAAAGTTTCTTTTAGTAATTCAGGACATGCTTTTAATTTGGCAGAGAGATTAAATAAAACATTTTCTACAGACTTATTTACTGTTGTTATGTTGACTGAAGGCTCTGTAGTTACAGAAGATGACGCCAAAAAATAAACCAATACAATACTTAATATTAGACACTATTATAAAACACATAGCAGAAGGACTTTTAGAGAGCTCGTCTAGACGACCAGGCTTTGAAAAGAACAACAAGTTCTATAGACAGTTTAAAGGTTACGACAAAAAACAATTAGCATACAAAATATTCAATAACTTCAGAATAGACAATGGTGTGCCTAAAGGTATCAGATTGTCTCGATTAGGCAACGAATTACTACAACGGCAATATACTGCATACGACTTTAATCACGACATTAATCCCACTCCTAAAATGTACTTGGTGTTAGATACTCAAATGAAATGGCCTTATTACTTTACTAAAAAGAAAATGGTATTTTATGATAAAGAGGACTCTGCATGGTTTAAGTTAAACGGGTCAGATATTTCGGCCTTTATTGATGTAATATAGGCTTGACATTATCATAATTTAGTGTATAATACTTATAATGTTTAGCAACTTTGCTAGACTTTTTAGAAATGTAACGGAGAAGTCAATGACTACAACTACAAAAGAAATGAAAGTGTTAAATGCACTACAATCAGGCAGAACATTAAGTTCAGCACAATTAAAAGCTCAATTTGGAGCAGGTAACCCACAAGCAGTTATCCAAGCATTAAGATTTAAAGGTTTTGCGATCTATCTTAATACTGTAACTGATACAAAAGGCAGATCAAGAAACGTGTACAGATTAGGTACACCTTCTAGAGCTATCGTAGCCGCAGGTTACAAAGCAATGTCTAATTCTTAATTTTTAAGAATATATTAAAAGCACCTTATGGTGCTTTTTTTATGGTTGACATTTCTATAATGTACTGTATAATATCAGTATAAATTTAAGGAGAGCAATATGGGAATATTACCATCAACATTTAGTTTTACATATAATAATTCAGAGAGTTTCGATACTAATTTTAGTATCTGGAGCCAACTTAATCACGAAGAAAGATCAGCAGAAGGCGATACGCCATATACACGAGAAGAGCAACAAGAAATATTTGCAAAAATGTTTCATAATAAGGCTTGACATTATCAGTATATTTGCTATACTAGTGGCATAAGTTAAATTAAGGAGTAACTAAATGGAAACATTAAACGTCAGAGCAAAATCAGTAAAACCAATTTTACTACGAGCTCTTAAAGTAAACAGACCAATCTTTATCTGGGGAGCACCTGGAATAGGAAAATCAGAATTAGTAGAAGGACTAGTTTCCGGTGGAGACTTAGGAAATGCTATGATGATTGATTTAAGATTGGCTCTTTTAGAACCAACTGATTTGAGAGGATATCCTTTCAGAAATCCAGAAACAAATACTATGGAATGGTCACCACCAAGCGACCTTCCTAGTCAAAACCTTGCTGATCAATACGATAATATTGTATTGTTTTTAGACGAGTTAAACTCAGCACCTCCAAGTGTACAAGCGGCGGCATACCAGTTGGTATTGAACAGACGTATTGGACAGTACATACTACCTAGTAATGTAAGGATTGTAGCGGCGGGTAACAGAGAGACTGACAGAGGTGTTACATTCAGAATGCCAGCACCGTTGGCTAACAGGTTCAGACATATTAATATGGAAGTGAACTTTGAAGATTGGGCTCAATGGGCTATGCAAAATGCTGTACATCCTGATGTTATTGGTTACCTAAGTTTTGCAAAAGGAGACTTATTTGATTTCGACCCTAAAAGTAGTTCGCAATCATTTGCAACTCCAAGAAGTTGGAACTTTGTAAG